TTTCACGCTCGCATTGACGGCCATGATCGACCCGCACCTCGTGACCTTCCACCCATTCGCGTTGTACAAGACGCTGGGGGTTAGGGAATCCCACACGTCGCTCATCGGCCGCAAAACATTAAACAATGGCACTGGTGTGCCGATGGTGATGCCGTCCAACGGGATGCGGTACAACGGCATATCGTAGGTGGTGCCCCCGTCCAACGGGCTGGTGGTGTTCAACGTTGGGTCGGTGGGCGTGCCCGTGGTGGGCGTGCCCCTGACCACCACCAGTTCCGCGCTCTCAACCGACTGCGAGCCCTTCGCATAGCGGCATACGATCAGATCGTTGCGTTTCTGCCCCTGACTGCCGTTCGTGACGATCAGGTCCTCGGGCGTGCCCTGGCTGACGTGACGCCCCTGCATGACCAGCTCGCCCGTGCCGACAGTCACCTTGTTCGCCGAAACGACGGTGATTTCGAACTTATCGTGCACGTCGAGCACATAATCATCCAAACCGAGGATGCCGGCGTTCAATCCTGCGGCCTGTTCCGCCGTGGCGTGCGCCTTGTTCGCATGTCCGGTTACGAGTTCAACCATTCTGCTTGCCTCCGTTCTTCTTCCATGATTCGAAGCTGTTGTCGGCGTCCCTGAGACGGTTGACGTATTCCTGGTGGCAGTTGGAGCAGAAGTAGTAGCCGTGTTGGTTGCCGTCGGCGTCGAGGCGTTGCACGTCCCACCAGTCGTTTTTCAGGGCGTCCGCGTTCGATGGGGTGTACCAGACGAATCTTCCGCATCGGTCGCATTCGGCGACGATGCAGTCGTTGTTCTTGGCCATGACGTTCCTTTCTATTCGGCCTCGTAATCGACGCTTAGGACGCCGCCCGAGACCTTGACGATTTTCTTGCTGATAGTCGCGTTGACGGTGATGCCCGTGAGATTGTCACGTGCGGTCACGGTGTCGCCAACATCGAACACCACGTTCGCGTCGTCGCGGACGGTGACCTTCACATCGCCCTCGGACTGCAGATCCTGTAGTTTCTCACGGGTCTTCTGGTTCAGTTCGGCGGTCTCGGCACTCGAATAGTCGTAGACCTGCGTTATCTCGTCCACGCCCCTGAGCGACTGGGTCTGGCTGACGTTGCCCGCAGCATCCGCGTACCAGTGGACGACCGTTCGACCGGCACCTTCGCCCTTGCCCAGGCCGATGAGATGATTCGGTTTCTTCCATGTGCGGGTCGCGTCGAAATCGATCAAATCGGAATCAATCGAGTCGCCGTAATGCGCGACCGGTCCGGCCCAAATGTTGACCCGGCCGGACGCATAGGCCATTCTGAGCTTCAAACCGCTGGCCGCGCACATCTTCCGCAAACCGGTATACGCATCCACGTAACGGTCGAACTGGTAGGTTTTGATGGTCGGGTCGTCTCCGTCAGGTGGGGCAACCGCGCCGAACACCGTATCAAGCCTCACACGGCTGATGAGCGAGCCGATGACCGAGGAAGCGGAACCGGAAACCGTCAGATAATCCTTGCCCTTGTCCGGCTCCAAAATCTTGTCCGCCAGCACGCCATGCCACGTGCGACCCGAATAGGTGATGGTACTGACGCCGGAAGTGAGCTGGTCTTCCATCGCATCCACGATTCCGCCGCACTCCGAACCATCCAGATACACGTAAGCGCCCGAATCGATCAAACGCGGCACGGTCAACTCGAAATCGTTCTCACCGCTTCCCCATGCGCAATCGAGCGTGTATTCGGCGATGGCCGATGTATCGACGTGCTTGCCGTTGGTGATGATCAGGTCAGCCATGCCGGCACGCTCCTCTCGCGGATCACGGTTAGGTCGAAGCCGAAGCCTTTCCATTGCACTTGGTGCTCACCGGACGGCAGTGGTTCGAAAATGTACGAGCCGGAGCCCATGCCAGTGCCTCTTTCGCCTTTGGCGAACACGTTCGTGAGGTCGCCGTTCTCGGCCGTCATGACAATGCTGCGCTGGCCCTCGACGCTGTTGATGGTCACATACGCGCCACTGGGGATGTCCATATGCAACTCATATGTGTTGCCTCCCATCGTGATCGACGGCTCGCTGACCGGCCCGTAGATCACCATCTCGAACGGCATCGCGGAAACCGCGCTGTTTACGACCGAAGCGTTTCGCGTCGTCGGCATGTAATCATGCGGATAATCATGCGGATAATCCAAATCCAAGCCGGGCTGCAATGCGTCCGACCAGAAATGCTGCACGTCGTCGCGCTTGCGCCACAGGCCGTCGAGCAATGCGACGGTGAGCGTGTATTTCGCGGGGCCGGGCGGGTCATAGGATGGTTCGATTCCGGTGACGAGCGCGGTCTGCGACCAGCCGTCCACGGTGAGCAGACCGGAATCGGCCTTGCTACGGGACGAGGCCACGGCCTTAACGTCCGCGTCGAACAGTTCGCCAGCCACGTCCAGCACGTTGAGGTCGGCGCATGTAGCCTCCAATTGGACGCTTGACGCGTTGAGGGAGGCGGAGTCAATGCCGTGAGCGGCCAACTCCACCTCCCACGCGTGCGTGCGCAATGGTTCGATGCGTTTGACCATGAGCCCCGCAGGGTCGATGAGGTTCACGGTGCGATCCTGTGTAGCACCGCACCGGTAGGTCATTGTCTGCAAACCATGCCTCCAATCAGATGATGTTGAACGCGCGCTTCCACTCGCGCAGGCTCATGGTCGGTGCGTACTTGCCAATGGTCGGCCCCAAATCCTCATGCAGGGATTGCAGATCGGAGCGCAGGCCGCGAATCTCGGTGATGATGGTCGCAAGATCGGCCAGACCGTTGCCGGTGGTGGCCGAAGCGACTGAATCGTCCAATCCGATGGCGGAGCGCAGCGTCATCGGCCCGAAAGCCGATTGGGCGGCATCCGTCACGCCCTGCACCTGCCGGACTATGTTGCGCTGCAAGGCGGGTGTCGCCTTGTCGATGCCCTCGCTGATGCCGGGCGGAATGTAACGACCGACCTCATCCCTGAACACTCGCGACGGGGAATGGATGCCGAGCGCCTCCTTCGCCTTATCGACCAGACCACTCAAAGCGCCCTTGATGTTCGCGTACAATCCGCCGATGGCACCGCTGATGCCGTTCCACAGACCACTGATGATCTGCGCGCCGGCGCTTACGAGCATGCTGCCCGCCCCGGCGAACGCGCCCCGGATGGCGTTCACGATGCCCGATACCAAGCCCCCGACGGCTCCGGCAGCACTGGAAAGAATCGACTTGAAACTGTTCCAAGCGCCTCGCCAGTTGCCGTTGATGAGGTTGGCGACCATACTGATGACACCGGAGATGACGCCGACCACGCCCCGTATCACGCCTTGTATGCCGTTGATGACACCCGACACGTAGGGGAGCATCGCCTGCACCGCAGGCAACAGCATACCGGTGATGAATCCGATGATTGCGCTCACGACACCGCTCACGACGCTCAGGATGCCTTGGATGACGGGCATGAGCTGCTGGATGATACCGATGATGCCGGTCACCGCCCCGGTGACGACCGTGACGATCTGCTGGACGATCGGCACGACCACGGCGACGATCTGGCTGATGAACGACATGAGCTGCTGGATGATGGGCACGAGCAGCGCGCCGATCTGCTCGGCGACCTGCACTATCATGCCGATGATCTGACCGGCGACTGGCAGCAGCGCGGACAGCATCTCCGCCAGCGGGGGCAGCACGCCGGACACGATCTGACCAATGACCGGCAGAATCGCCTCCAGTGCCGCCATGAGCGGTTCCATGATTGTGGGGATGAGCGGCAGCAGCGACTGCATGATCAGGCCGACCACGGGGACGAGCGTGCCCAACGCGTCCGTGATGACCGGCATGATCTGTTTGACTGTAGCCTTAAAGGTCTCGGACAGCTTGTCAAATACCGGCTTCATGGATCGGAGCTCGGCTTTGAACCGTTCAAACAAGGCTCTTGCCTGATCGCCGAACGCTTTCTTGAGCTCAGGAGTCGTGGCAATAAGTGTCCCGATTGCAGCCACCACCATGCCGATAGGACCGCCAAGTGCACTCAACGGTCCAGCCAATCCTCCCAATACGCCGCCGAGTAGTGGAATTTTAGAGAGCAAAGGCGCGATGCCGCCCATTCCCAGCGCTGTGAACGCAGCGAGTGCTGGAGCAATGGCATTGCCGAGGTTCTTGAACACGCTTCCGACGGCATCCACCGCTTTCTGGAACGGTGCCGGTAGGAGATCCACGAGACTGTTGAACAGTGAGGGTATCGCAGAGACGACGCCCCTGGCGATGGCTCCGATTCGGGGCACGATGTTCTTCAACGCGGTGCCGATGGATTCTGCCAATTGCTGGCTGAGAGCGCCCATGTCGGCGTTCTCGTTGCCCAGTCCGGCCAGCCAGTTCTGCCAGGCGGCCTTCATCGCGCCGACCGAACCCTCGATGGTTTTGGCTGCCTCATCTGCGGTCGTGCCGGAGATGCCCATCTCCTTCTGGACTCGGCTGATGGCCTCGACTACATCGGAGAATGAGTCGACGCTCAGGTCGTTGCCGTCCTTGAGCACGCCGGGCAGCTTGTTCGCATCCGAGATGAGGCGTTCCATCTCGCTCTTGGTGCCGCCATACCTGATGTTCGGCAGTGTGCGCTAGGCACTGCCCGCCCCGGAGGGCTGCTGCACGTCTCCGTGCAGAGCAGACTATCTCTTGGCGGGATTCACCCGTCCCTCGCACTTCCGCCCGCTTGGGCGTACTCTACTCGCTTCCGCCATGATGACGTGCTTTCGATAGTCGTTACACGTTCCGACTGGGAATTGTCGGCTTCGCACGGTATTGCCCTCGGCTTACCGTAGGGGTTCCACCGTTTTCACGAGGTTTATACTGAGCAATTTAAGCGGCTAATGCTAGTCTACCCAGTTTCAGATTGTCCAACATGGCGTAATTGCCGCGAGCGAGGCTCTGATACGTCTGTTGGACGGTCTGGATGTCGGTGCCCATCTTGTTGGCGTTGTCCGACATGTCAGTGAGCGCCATGTTGCCCATTTTGGCGGCCTTGGCGGTGTCTCCGCCGAGGGAGCTGATGAGCGACGCCGAGAAGCTCGTGACCTGGTTCATGTACTCGTTCGCGCTGACGCCGGCCGTCTTGTACGCTTCGGCAGCGTACTTCTGCACGGTGCCGGAAGCGTCCTTGAACAGGGTGTCGACGCCGCCGACCGCCTGCTCCCACGTGGCGTACGCGCCCAACGCCTGCTTGCCGGTGGCCACCAGCGTGCCGCCGATGGCTGCCACACCTGCTCCGATGGCGGCGACCGCACCGGTGGAAAGTCCCTTGAGCGCATTGAGCGACGTGGAGGCGAGGGCTTTGAACGCGTTCCCAGCGCTTGAGGCCATACCACCCAATGCGCCGCCGATGGCTCCCGCAGCGGACTGCGCGCCGGACGGGAGCTTCGCCCACACCGCGCCGGCGGCAGTGGCGATGTTGCCGAAGTAGTTCTTGGCTACGTTGGCTACCGGTGCGAGTTTCTGTCCTACTGTTCCTACGACATCTCCGATGGCGGAGCCGATTTTGCCGCCGAATGATCGAATGGGTGCGGTCCAAGTAGCGACTGCCGTTTTGATGGTGTTGCCGGTGCGGCTTCCCCAGTCGCGAATCGGTTGCGTCCATGCGGTGATTGCCGCGCCGATTGGTTTGGCGATGCCTGACACGGTGGCGGCGATGCTGCCGCCCCATCCTTTGAGGGTTTGCTGGGCGGCGCTGATGGCTCCTTTGAGGCCGGTTTGGATTTTCGCGCCGGCCTGTACGGCGAAGCCGCTGAGTTTGGCTACTGCCGTGCTGACGAAGCCGCTGATCTTCGCGCCCAACAGTTTCCAGATGGCATCCACGCCGAGCAGGCTTCGCACGAGCGAACCCAATGCGCCGGAAAGTCCGGTGAACGAGCTCTGGCCTCGGCTGATGCTGGCGAATCCGGCCTTGAACGAGCTTGCCATCGTCTTCACGGATCCGGACACCGTGTTGGTGCCCTTGGCGAGTTCGGCCTCGGCGGCCTTGAGCGCCTTCTTCGCGTCCGCGAGCCGTTCGGCGGCGTCGTTGGACTTGTCGAGAGCGGTGGCCTGACGCAACTGGGCTTTCTCGAGGTTGATGGAGGCGGTCTGCGCCTGAGTACTGTCGGGCCCGTATTTGGCGATGGCCGCGTTGAGCCTCTCCTGCGCCCGCTGCACGTTGACCGTGGCCTGACGGTAGTTCAGGAGCGCGGCACTGGCCTTGGAGGACGCCTGCGCCACGTCACGCTTCAACGGCTTCAGCACCTCGTCGGCAGCGCCCCGGGCACCCGCGCCGAACGCCTTTTTAAAGTTGCCGCCAAACGATTTGCCGATTTTCGAACCGTTGCCGAACGCCTGCGAGAAACGGTTGGAACCGGACTTGCCGGCTCCCCGCATCTCCTTGTCGACCGCTGACCTGAATCCCTTCATCGAGGGGAATATCGACACGTGGCCGGTTCCCACTTCCGATCCGAAAGCCATAAGACGGCTCCTTTCAGTCGATGGTTGTTTATCCGAAGAGCTTGCTCATATGAGATTCGGCCTCGTGGATCTCCTCGGCGGTGGGCTCGTCCGTTTCGGGTTCGCCGTCCACGTCGCCGAGCAGCGTGGAAGCGCCGATAAGCTGCAATACGGTGATGTCGGTGGCGCTCATGGGGAACATGAGGCCGATGAGCGAGGCTCCCGTGTAGGAGGCCGGGTCGCCGCACAACGCCGTGTACAGGTCGATGGCGTCACGGTAGGGGAGACGCCGGCCGAGATCATGTTCGACGCTCCACCCGAATCGGGCGAAGTCGGCGCGTATCCTTACTCCGTCTTCGGAGTTGAGGATTCGGCAGAAGTCTGCGATTTTCCCAGTTCGACGCCCTGCGATTTGGCGAGCGTCTCCCCATAATCCTGGATGAGGTTGAATGCGACCTGCATGGGCTCCCTTTCGAGCTGCTTGGCCTGCTCGTCGCCGGCGAACACGGTGAGGATGCGTTTGACCTGGTCGAGGCTGTCGGTGTCGGTGGACGCGCCGGACAGGGCCTCGAAGTCGGCGATGGAAAGATAGAGGGGCAGTTTGTAGACGGTGCCGCCGGGTGTCAGCGCCCAGTATTCGTTGTTCTTGATGATGTGGCGCACCTTGACCTGCTTGGCGACCTCGGCGAGGGCCTCGGTTTCCTTGGTCTCGTCCCAATCATCGAATTCGGCGATGGTCGGGGTGATGGATTGTGTCTTGGCCATGATGTTTTTCTCCTGTCATATGTGTTTCTCCCGTCGTTGGTGTTGGGGCTCCCCGCATGCCGACAGGAGAGAGGTCATGCGGGGAGGGAATCGTTGTCAGGCCGCCGCGTAGGACTGCAGGTAGCGGCTGTTGCCGCCGTCCACGGCGGGATCGAGCTGCCATGTGGCGGTCAGCGAGAGGCCGGACACCTCGCCGCGCGTATCCTGCGCCGGCTCGTTGCCGGTGATCTGGATGACGCCGAGACGACGGCGCTTGCGGCCGAACTTGTAGATGGTCTCCTGATAGGCGAACCACTTGGTGTCCTGGATGATGTCCCGGACGTGGTAGACGCCGGTTTCATCGGGCTTGCCGATGGTCATGAGGCGGGTGAGGTCGTTGTCCTCGGCGGCGGTGAACGCGAGCGTCAGCGTCGGGTCGGCGTTGAGCGTGTAGCCCGGCTGATGGAATTCGGTGGCGTCGTCGCCGTCGCGCGCGTCCTGCGGCGCTCCGTCGCTGGTGATGAGGCCCACGGCGGCGGAGTCGGAACCGAACACGTCGCCGAGTTCGGTGATCGGGTCCGCCACGGAGGGCGCGATCTGCGAGGCGGTCAGCGTCTTGCCTGCCACATAGGGGGCGACGATGATTTTCGATGTGAGTACGTTCTTGACAGAATCAAGGTCGTTGCCCTGGTTGTCTGCTGTCATTCCATGTCCTTTCAAAATGAAAAGACCCCGCAACGCATGCAGGGTCTAGGAAAACGGTTAAGGGATTGGTTAGTGTTCGCCAACCGTCGAATATTCGACGATCAGGTAGTAGTGCGCGGTGTCGGAATCGTCGGACACCGGGTAGGGCCCGTTGCACGCGGAATCGTCCACGCCGATGACCGGCGAATCCTTGGCGAGGGCGATGGCGGGATGTTCGGTGAGCGCCGCGTAGACGCGGCGGGCCAAATCCTTGCATGGCTTCTCGGCCTGTCGACTCCACCCGTACACGTTTACGCCGATGCTTCGGTCGAAATTGCCGAGCCCGTCAGCGTTGCCGCCATCGTCTCGGACGGTGACGAGCGGATACGCGCCCTGATAGTCGGGAGGCTTCTTGCTGCCCACCTGGAGCCCGTCCACATCGGTGATATGGTCGCGCAGGTAAGTGCAGAGAAAAGCCTCCATGTCGGGAGGCAGTATCAACGTCATAGCTTCACCGCCTTCAACGCCTTGCGCAGATTGCCGGTCTTGGACTCGACCAGCATGGTCTTCGCGTCATGGCCGACCACCATGAAGGTGGTGCGGTGCGCGCGTTGCACGGCCTCGACCTGCAGTCCGTCGCGGTAGGCTCCCGTATCCACGGGCGCGTTGGCCTTGGCCACGCCGAGCGCCTTTTCGGCGGCTCCACGGGTCAGGGCCCTGACTCCGGCCGAGTTGAGGATCTGGTCGAAGAACGCGTCGTTGAACTTGATGCTGGTCTGTCCGCTTCCGGCCATCGGCTACCCCCTCCACTCGGTGAGCTGGACTTCCAATGTGGGCTGCCAGCCGGTAAAGGCGTTGACATCGCGGCTGGGGAAGCCGCTGACCTCCCACATGCGGCCATCGGCCGGTTCGGGTCGGATACGGTCACCAATCCGGATGTCCGCGTTCGGGTCGGCCACGGTGAGCACCGCAGTCGACGTGGTCTGCACGTCCAAAACGTCGGGCGTGCGAGTCGAACTGCTCGAAGCCAAAGCTCCTCGCACTTCCAATTCGACGGGTTTCGTCCAGTCCTCGGTGGTCTGCGCGGGATTGTACGGGTCGGGTTTGCGCGAGGCGCGCAGACGCACGAACCGTGTGGCCGCAGGCAGGCCGGAGGCGTTGATGTCATCGATGATGCTCACGGCAACGCTCCCAGCTTGTACCGGTCGAGTTTCGCCAGCTCGTCGGCCATCAGGGTCACGTTGTAGGTGACGCTGCTGCCGTTGACCGACTGGGATTGGACGATGCCGGCGGCTGCGCTGCTGGCCCGTTTCGCCGCGTTGATGAGCACCCCCTGCACATCCGGCACCTCGTCCGGCGCATAACCGGCGTGGATGCGGTAGCGTATCGCGGCCACGCCGGCCGGAAAAACGCCGGCGGTGCATTCCACCAAACCCGTGGCGGGGTCGTAGGCGTAGTGCAGCCGGTTGCCGGCGATATCGGTCAGCTCATCCACCGACGTGACATGGCGTGCGGGGAGGCGAATCACCTTTCCTCCCCGCGAATTGACCACGCCCGACAGTTCGATGTTCGGCGTGATATGCCAGCCGCACGTGCGGCGGATGGCCGCCTGCGCCGCCTTGATCCAAAAGGATCCGTCCGCGTCGAACAAGGACGGATCCTGGATCATGTCGGGGATTGCCTCCGTGGAGGATACGACGCTCATAGCCCCTCGCTTTCGATGGTTGCGATGCTCGGGTCTGCGATTCGGGCGACGAACTCCTGTGACGCTTCGGCTGGGAGGACTGACACCTCGAGTCTCGCCGTCTCCCCGACCCTCATCGCGAGGGCGTCGGGTTTGACGGCGATGCTCTCGGCGTCAGGCGTCACTTCGCTGCTTTTCCCAGTGCGACCTTGACGAAAGCCTTGGGGTACTTGACCTGCAGGCCGATGCGTTCGCGCACGCGGAACGTGATGAGGTCGTTGGTGAAATCATCGGAGTGGGAGTTGGTGGACTCGGCGCGCAGACCGCCCTTGCGGATCACTGCGCCGCCGAGCTTGAACGCGCCGACCAGGACGGTGCCCTGGGCGATGGCCTCGGTGACCACGGTCTTGAGACCCCACAGCGGCGGGTCCTGCATGATGGTGCCGTTGCCGTACTGGCCGCCGAAGTAGCCGCCGCCGTAGTACTGGCCGTTCGAATCCTTGCTCAGGCGGATGGTCTCGTAGTCGGCGGGGTTGATGACGATGGCGTCGGCGCGGAAGCCGGTGGCCAGCGCGATCTTGGTGCGGGCCTTGAAGATGCGGTCAGGGTCGGAATCAGCCGCCTGCGCCATCGTCTGGATGTCGCGGGTGAGCAGGCCCTTGACGTTCGCGCTGGTGCCGTCGCCGGACAGCAGCTGGGTCTCTTCCAGCAGCTGCAGGTTGTAGCGGGCGTGGTTGTTGATTTCGGAGACGATGTAGGAGAGGTCTTCGGCCATATTGTCGGTGACCTTCCACCAGGTGGCGACCTCCTTGAGACTGTCGGACTCCCAGCTGGGGGCCGGCAGATGGGTCTGCGGCTTCGCGCCGCCCTCGCCCACGGTTCCCGAGCCGCCCTCGAGCGCGCCATACACCGGGTATTCCACGGTGTTGGCATTGCCGCTCAGGGTGACGGAGCCGAACAGGTCGGCGACCACGAGCGGACGCTCATACGGCCAGACGCCGTCCATGTCGACCTGCGTGACCACCGGACCGTAACCGGTGCCCGCAGTGCCGGTGCCCGCCACGTGAGTGTCGGTCGCGGCCTTGAACTCGCTGGAAGCGAACGGGTGCGCCTTGGTGCCGATGACGGTCATGCCGGCCTTCTTCAGCTCCTGCGCGTACAGATCGCCAAGCGTCTTGGCGGCGGGAGCCGCCTTGGCCTGAGGCTTGGCCTCGTCCACGTTCAGGTCGTTGACGCCTTTGAACAGGTCGACGCGCTCCTGCAAACGCTTGGCCTCCTCGTAATGGTTCTTGAGTTCGGTAGCCTCATCTTCGGTGAGGTTCTCCATGCCCTTGTCGTACAGGGCCTTGACCGCCTTCTTCTCGGCGGCCAGCTTCTCCATGTAACCCATGGATCATCCTTTCTATTGGTTGTTTGCCAGCGAGAGGAAGTCGCTGATTTCCTTGGCCCACTGCGGGTCAAAACTCTTTTTCGCCGTGCCGTCTTCCGGCTCGGGCTTGTCCGAATCGTCCGGCGTATCGTCGTCCGGCTCGTCATCGGGCTTGGAATCGTCGTGGTCGTCATCGTCGGGGGTTTCGGTGATTGCGTCGAGCAGTTCTTCGAGCGCGTCGTAGGCTGTGCGAATCTTGTCCTCGTTGGCCTTGCTGATGGCCCGGCCGGCCTTGACCTCGAGCACTTCGGCCCCTTGGTTGGCGGCGACCTGCACGAGACTGATTTCGAACAGTTTGAGCTGGCGAATCTCCCGGTAGCCGTCCCATGGGCTCTTCGATTCCTCGTCCTCGACCCATGCGGTCTTTTCGGCGATGAAACCGATGCTCATCTGGTGGATGAGGCCACGCTTGAGCAGGTCATAGGCTCTCTTGCCCTCCGCAATGTCGGTATCCAATTTCGCGGTGATGAGCAGGCCATGCTCATCCTCCACGGCGGAGAGCGTTTCGCCGATCACATCGTTGGGCGAGCCGTCCTTGTGTTGCCAGTGGATGGGGATGCCCGCACCGCCGTTCTTGAAGTCGGCGGATAAGGTCTGCTCGAAGGCGCCCTTGACCACCACGTCGTCGTACAGGTCTTTATCCCACGTGGATGCGTAGCCGGAGAACACGCCTCCGCCACTGTTGTCGGTGGCCTTGAGCTCCTTGAGCTCGTAGCCGAGATAATCAAGACTCATCTGAGGTTTCTCCCTTCGTCATCGAGTCCCATGACGCGCGGAAACCGGCGTCATACGTGTAGAGGCGTTTGAATTCGGCGAGCATCTGCTTGCCGTTCGGGCTTGCGCCCTGTTGCGCGTTCTGGGTCTGGCCGCCGTCCTGCGGGCTGGGCTGGCCTCCCTCGCTCACGTTGAGCGGGGTTATCAGCTGGTCGCCGCCCGGCAGTTTCGGACGGTCGAGCAGTTCGCGCGCTTCGTCCGTGGTCATAAATGGACGGCCTGTGGCGGTGGAGAGCGCCTGATACTGGGTTTCCATCGTGCCGCGCAGCTTCGCGTCCAAATTCGCCTTGATGTAGCAGTCCGGTTCGCCAACCGCCTCGGGAAGCGTGAGGTTCAAAGCCTCCTCGAACGCCACCAAATACGGCAGCAACTCCACGTTCCAGAGTTTCTCTTTGTAGGCGCTGATGTTGCTGTTAGTGCCGGTGCGGAAGCCGATGTTTTCCGGCGAGATCTGGAATGCGAGACACACCTGTTCGTTGATTTTCTCGCGTGCCTCCAAGTCGGCCATGTCGACAGGCTTGAACAGGTTCTCGACGGTGCGGATCTCCATGCCGTCCTTGAATACAGGCCATGTGCCGGCCATGCCGCCGCCGGCCACGTAGTTGCGCAAGCCTTGGGTGAAGTCGTCGTAGTCGGCCTGCGATTCCCAGGGCATTTCCTTGGGCCGGTATACGTAGGCGGGTATCTGGTAGCCGTTTTCGGCTATCGATTTGCGGTATTTCGCCATCGCCCTTGCCTCCGCGAGCAGTGGGCGCAGCACATTGGTGATCGGGTCGCCTAGGTTCAGGCCGTCGATGTAGCCGATGTCGAGCACGATTCGCGGGTCCGGCAGGCGATAGGTGCCGCCCTTGTTGCCGTCGACGCTGCTGATGGTCACGCTTGTCAGTTCGCCGAAACCGTTCGCCGTGAGACTGTAGCCGTCCGTGGGGATGCGGCGCAGCGTGTTCCCGTCGCCCGCTCGGTCGGTGCCGAGCGTGCACAGCCATCGGTCCTCGAGCAGCATGTCGCGGATAAGCGTCAGATAGAACCGGTAGCGGCTCATGCCCGGCAATTCGCTCGGATGGCGGATGAGCTTGGCCAGTGCGCCGTCGCGCACCTCTTCCGCGTCGCCGTCCGCGTTCTTCCGATACACCTTGAGCGGCAGGGAGGCGAGTTGGCGGCTGATGAAGTCCACGACCACGCGGACCGCGTATTCGCGGCAGTACATGCCGTTTGCGTATCCGGCGAATTCGGCGTCGGTGGGCCAGCTGATGGCCTCGGGCATCGAATCCTTGATGGTCGGAGTCTCCGGCTCGGCGGTCTTCATCGCCAGCACGGCCGGGCCGTGCAGCAGATTATTCAGAAATCCCATCCACGGCTCCTTCGAATTTGAGAGATGGCTAGAATGTGACCCTCACGTTGTGTGAGGGTTCGTATTTCGGTTTCTCGGGCTCGCCGCTCATCGTCTCGAGCGCATACAAAGCCTGTGATTCGGCGATGAGGCCGGAAATGTGCATCGCGCTCTGGTTCCTGTCCCACACCTCGACCTCACCCAATCGGCGGGTCACGGCGACGCTCACCTGCTGTTCGATGGCGGGCTGGGGGAGATGACGGAGTTTGTTTTCCTTAACTCAGTCACGGAAACGACCGGTGGCGGCTCCCATGCGGAAGCCCTCGATGAGATGCACCGTCCAACCCGCCTCCGCGAGCGGGTCTGCGAAATCCACCGCCGGACAGCCTTTCGACTGCACGGCGATTTCGTGGATGTTCGGCCAAGCCTCGCGAAGCATTTTGAGGTATTTCGGAACCCAGAGCATGCCGTCGCGGCGCACGATCAATTCGACGTGCGGCAATCCGTCCTCGCGGTAGCCTGCGGCGGCGATATAGGTGGTCTCACGGTCGGCGCTGGTGTCCACTGAGAGCACCACGCGCCCGTCATCGGGGATACAAGACTTCGGGTCGATGCCGCGCTTCCACAGTTTCGGGTCGATGTACGGCGTGATGTCGGCGGTCACCCACTGGCACAAAACCTCGGTGCGATACGCGGCCTCGGTCATACCGTTGATGTCAGCCGAGATGCTACGAAAAGTCATCGGCCCATAACCCATGGAGGGGTTCGCCTGACGGATACCGGCAAGGTCATCCAGCTCGCATTTATCCGGAGCCGACCATTCGAAATACCCATAGGATGGGTCGTGCTCCTCGGCCCATTCGTCCGGCGACTGCTTGCCGGTTTCAACCGAAGCGTTCCACGAATCCGCCAGGGCGCGCCCTTCGTCGACGACTCGGCGCAGCACGACGCTGCGATAGTCGCCGGCGTTCGAGATGCCCCACAACTGGCTGGACCAGATGGCCTTCGTGGTCTGCGATACCGCATTCCAGCCATCGTCGGTGTGCTGCTCTCGCAACTCGTCGAACACGACGCGGCTGGCGCTCTTGGAACGGATGTTCTTGTCGGCTCGCACGATGTACTGCGCCTTGTTTCGGCAGATGATCGCTTCCTCGCCATGCGAATTGTTGACGCGCTGCACACGTTTTTGCAAAACCGGAACCGCAAGAGCGGCCTCGCCCTCGGAAGCCGGATTCGGATTGCACCAGTTCAGCACGGCCTGATACGGTGCGCGCGCGTTATCCAACGTCTGCGCGGCACCGACCACGAGAAACTTCCACGCCGGCGACAATTCCGGGTGGCGAGTGGAGTCGACGAACAGCCACCACGCGCACAGCACGCTCATCACCGTGGTCTTGCCGTTCTGACGCGCGACCTCGGTAACCACTCGGCGGAACCGGTAGGAGCCGTCCGGCAGAAGCTCAAGCCCGTGGATCAGCAGCCATTTCTGCCACGGGTAAAGATGCACGTGGAGAAACTTTTCGGCGAACTCGATGACCGCGTAGCCGTTTGATGTCGCCGGCGTCAGTTCGCGCAGCGGGGGAGTGAATATGCGCGGCGTGGTGATGCCATGGGCATCGTCGTCGATTTCGCCGATGCCCATGACGCCTCCTAGCTGATTTTCGCCAAATACTCCTCAAGCTCATCCGCCACCGGAGTCGCCTCGGGCTTGGCGGCCTTGCCCCTCGCCGGCTTCGCCGGCTTCTCCTCCTCGGGAACCAGTCCGAGAGCCGCGCAGTATTTCAGGAACGTCGGCAGCGAGGTATTGTCGTTCTGCGGCACAGCCGGACGGGCACCCTTTCCCTTCGCTTCGGCGTCCGATATGGCCTGTTCCGCCAATTCGTCCCAATGGTCGATTTTCCATGCAAGGGCCCGGGCGGCGGCGACCGTGGCTGCGTCCTTCGCGCGCAGATGCTTGGCGTTGCGCAGCGAACGCTCCAATGCGTCGGCCACCGTTTCCTGCGGAAACTGTTTCGGCATGGAACCTCCTTCGCGCGCGACCCCGGCCGAATATCGAATAATTTTCGGAGGGAGAGGAAGAGCGGGCATGCGGGTAGTGTTCCGTTGGCGGCTGGTTTTGGGATTTTACCGCCCCTCCCGGTTGGTTAGGCTTTGATGACTGTGCGGAGTACTTCACATTCGATGTCTCCGTTATGTATTCCCGTGATGCGGCAGATGCGTGTGGCGTTGCTATCCTCGATGAGGACTGTTCTGCCGCGCATGGGTTCGTCGAGACATTGGCTGGCGAATTCGTAAGCGTCTGGATTGATGTCTATGTCTGCTTTGGTGGTGCTCATGCTGTTTTGATCCATTGTCTTGAGAGTGTGCCGATTGGTGTGGCTGGGTCTTTGTTGCCGCGAAGGTTGTTGCATTGGGTGTGGCTGGGGCGGAAGCCTGCGGGGTCGTGTTGCAGGTCTGGCCTCTTAGTTACTGGGTAGAAGTGGTCGAGGTTGTATGAGTCGTCTGTGGTGTTTTGGGGTGCGTCGTAGTCGATGGGCATTCCGCAGAGCCAGCATGGGCGGTGGTTGGCTTTGCATTCGTTAAAGAAGGCTTTGCGGTCTTTTTCGAATTGTCTTCCGCCTTTGCGGACTTGTCGACTGTAGCTGACCATGTTGCAGTCACCTCGCATTGCGGATGTTTTGTGTGGCATACGCGGTTGGCTTCGATCCAACGACCTGCGGTTTTGGAGACCGCTGTTCTACCTGCTGAGCTACGCGCATAGGTGGTCATGCCGGTTGAGTGTCATGTCGCATGACCGTGTGTGGGTATGAGTAAAGCCCCAGAAGACGTATCCTCTGAGGCTTTCACAGTAATCCTGATACGGAGTATACCACGGGGTGGCGGCAGCCTACTCCTGTCTGAAATCTTGTTTGACGGGAATGTTGGCGATGTATCCGGCCTCACGCGCTTGATTGATCCAGCGGCCGGCTGTTGCCTTGCTGATGTGCATGAGGTTAGCCACTGTCTCGTGTACGTCAGACCGACGCAACGTAGCGTTCCATGGCCTTCCGCCCCAGTTCGGTCAGCCCGTCGCGGTCAATCAAGCTCCTGTTGAACATATCCCGATAAAACGGGTCGTCCGGGTCATACTCCAGAAGACGCTCCTTCTGCGGGTCGCGGAGGAACCTTTCAAGGCGTTCGCATTCGTAAGGGGATAAATCCATTGCAATCGGGTCGGCTTTGATGAGGTCGCGCAGTCGGTTTGCCGCATCCTCGTATTCCGCTTTCCTTCCGGCCAGCTTGTCGGGGAGAGGCATCTCGGCATCCTGGCCGTCGAGATTCCTGCGAAGATGCGTCCAGGATTTCGTGATGTTGTCCGCTTTCAGCATGTAGCCGCGAGCGAGGTCCAAAAGCAGGTTCATCCGAAACCACGCGAAGGCATCGGGATACGAATTCCACCTCATGTGAATCACGCCGTCCATGCCGACCCATGCGAAACAGCGACACGGCTCGTATACGTTAATGGTCATCGCCGCATCCTCGTAATCGCTTTTCGTTTCGGCGTCCGCATCCTTGATGGACATTTCGATTCCGAGGTCATGCAAGGTGTTTTGAAGGTCGCGCAGTTCCTTCAGTGTCTTCTCGATTTTCAGCATTTTTCGTATCTCCCTATGCTTTCTATTGACTTCCTTCCCCGCCTGAAGGCGGGGGATTCCTACTCCGGTCGGCTTATTGACGAAGGCGATGGTGTCCATGGGGCAGCACGCATCCTTGATGATGTCGTTACCGGTCGTGTGCGTCGCCGTCGCCGTAGCGTGCCGCAACATAGATTCGAGCGAGGCTCTTCAGTTCGGCATCGTTAAGTCCGCGACGATGGTTTCTTCGTGGAAGTGGTTTGAACTGCCACCATTCATATCGCGTCGGGCTTAATTTGTGCAGGATATGTTTTCCGATGGCGGTTCTTTTCAGCTTATTTGGGCGTAGACGCCCGATGGTGCCGGAGTTGATGTTGCCGTCTCGGCTTTTGATTTCGATTTTCGTCAGACGGTGTTCTGCGCTGGCGGAGTCCCAGTGAATTGTCACGGATACGCTGAGCCCGTCATATTCCGTGGGCATGTCATATTCCGCGAAGTCATTGGGCAGATATAGGTCGGCTCCGATGTGATGCAGTTTTTCGGTGGTCATATTGTCTCTTATCGGTTGTTTCGGCTCATGGCGAAGGATACGATTTCGCGGATGTTGAATTCCCAGTAACCGTTTTCGACGGGTTTGCTGCTAGGTAGTTTGCCGCGTCTCAATGCGTCGGTGATGGTCTTGCGGCTGACCTCGTATCCGTAGTTTTCGCGCAGCCATTCGCTCATGCCTGCCGGTGTCTTGGTCAGGTGGATGGTTTCGGCCTTGGCTTGGCTTTGTTCGCGTAGCTCGGCCACGTTGATGGGGTTGCCGCATTTGCACAGCAGCAGCGATTCGCCCTTCGCGGCCATGACCTCGCGTCCGCATTCGGGGCATACGCCGATGATGCGACGTGTGCGTGGCTGACGGTCAACGAGTGGTTCGATGCGTTGGGTCATTTTGATGAGCTGGCGGAGGAATCGTCCCGCGTTGTGTGCCTGGCATAGCCATGCGAGGTGGGTTTGCATGCGGGGGATGAGGCGTTGCCATTTGTCGCTCCACACGGCTCCGGCGTCGCACCATGCGTCCTGCAACAATGATTCGGCTTCGTCCAGCAGGTCGATGGCGTGCACGTTGACTGGCGCGGGTGCCTCGCCGCCTGATGGCTTGCCCCCGTCGCCGGGTTCGCCGAGCTTGTACTCATGCCGTGCGACGCGCTGCAACAGTTGCATGTTGCGGCGCAGCTGGTGGAGTGTTTTCGCGTACCGGCGGCGGCAGTCCTGGCATAGCGTCCACGGTGCTTCGACCTGCTGGCTGCCGCAGTATTGGCATGGTTTGGTGGTGATGGACATTGTTTGAAACCCTCCACGTCTCGGCTATGATTGTGCTTTGGTGAGCGTGCCCTCCGCCTTGTGGTGGAGGGTTTCGTTTTATTCGGTGTCGCGGGTCATGCCTCGAACAGCGGAGGTTCGATGAATTCGACTTTGCGTGGTGGTTTCGGTCGTCCGTCGCCATTGCGGATGATCGCGCGTACTGCCTCCAACGGCAGGCCCAATTGACGGGCCGTCTCCGTTGCGCTGTAGCCGCGTGCGTGCCATACGAGCACCTTGTCGCGGATTGTCTGACTGGTCATTTCACGCCTCCAGTATGTGGGTCGATGAGCTGGCAGCTCATGGCGTCGATGCGCCCATCGGTCTTGGCTTCGATGCAGAGGCGTTTCACGTCGCCGGTGGTTTCGACCTGTTGGATGATGGTCTGCTCCGGCTGTACGGGTGTCTGCGTGGCAGTCCAGCAGACGAATCCGATGGCCACCATGCCGGACACCACGATCAGCGTCAGGCAGGCGAGCATCGCCAGTCCAACGAAATTCTCCAAATCCCAGTCAGCAAACGGTTTCCTCATTCCTCCACCTCGGTTTCCGTGCCGTAATGGTCGTAGATGTAGTCACCCATCGCATTGATGTTGATTGGCCGATTGACGCTGTACAGGTATTCGTGCAGGCCTTGTTTCAGTTCTTTGCGGGTGAATATCCTCGCCTTATAGCTCATCGTCCACCCCCCCAGACTCTCGTAGATCAGCTTGTAGGTCTTGCCCCCGCATTTGGGGCATGGGCTGATCCTGTGGAACCTCACCAGACTCACCTCCCTCAAGAGGCGCGTTTAAATCCACCTGTTCGATACGCGCACGCTCCTGTAAGATGTTCGCGTATGTCCCCATCGCGTACAATTGGCTTTCAAGGAGCTGGAAGGAGCACGCGGCCGTGAAGTCCAACGTGCCCTCCGCGTAGCCCTCAAGCATGTGCGCCAGCTTGCTGATACGCTCCTGCAATTCTCGATGTTCGCGGATCATCCGCTGCCTGTAATCACTCATTGGTTGACTCCTTCGGCTTGGTGTCATAGCTGATGTCGATGATGCGAGTCACGTTGAACTCTCGTCCGCAGTCCTCGCACTCCTCCTCGAAGTATTCGTCATTGCCGCCGCATTCATACGAATCTTCGTATCGGTGCCCGCAGTAAGGGCATACGATTTCGTCGGTACCATCGAACTCGGTCGGCTCACCCGAATCGATGAGACGCTTCTTCGGAACGCAATCACAGCAATACGTCTTACCGTCAATGGTTTCGCCCCAACGTTTGGTCATGAGGTCGCCGCACATATCGCACTGGATAAGATTGTTCATTCTTCCGTTGCCTCCATCGGGTAATTGATGTCTTCAAGCGAGTCCGCGAAATAGGTCAGCTTCACGAGCCTGAACGGTTTCTGCGTCTCCGGGCCTCTGAACGGTGGCTCATATTCCCACCATTCGCTGCCGTCGTATTCTTCGCGGCGCAGGAAACCGCCATCGGTGAACACCACGACCAGATCGGCGGCTATCTCCTGACCGCCGTAGCCGTCGTCGTAATCGATGTCGAGCACCTTTTCGGCCTGACTCCACGGAATTCCCAGCTTCTCGTCGCGGGAGCCTACGAATCGAACGTCATCGGTCGAATGCTCGCTTTGTGAGATCGCACCCTTGGTTTCATCTAAAAGATTCATTCTTCTGTTGCCTTTCTCCTCGCCGCGTTGAAGGCGATTCTGATGATGTTTTCCAAATACCCGCCGGGAAGCACGATGAACTTCCGGACTTCGCCTATGACGGCTTCGATTTCCTCTTCCGTGGGCTGACGTGTGGCTCCGGCGATAAAACCGGCCTCGTATTCCTTGCTCTTGGTCGTGCCACGTATTTCCTCGGGGGATAGACGGACACCTCGTCGGAGGACAGCCCACTTCGCGTCACTGCTGATGATGCTCACAACCGTCCCCTCTCCTGATTGTGGACGAGGCAATCGTCCATAGCCTGAGCAAGTTCCTCGTCGGTGATGTCGAACGCGGTAATCAGGTTGCCGACCGTCTGCAACACGTCGGCCAGCTCGTCGAGCATGGCCTGGCGGCGCTGGTCGCGCACGTAACCTATCCATCCGGCCTTCGCCCTGTCCCGGTCATCGCCAAGCTCGCCGCCCACGTTCACCCCAAAGCAGGCGAGACAGTTCGCATGGTCATCGAACTCCCGGCCAATGCCGCTCGGGTCTGTCGGGTCGCTGGCTTTCAGGTATTGTTTCCCGGCCTCCACCATCTCCGCCGACTCCTCAAGGGTTTTCAGCAAAAGCCACTTGTCGGGCGTGAGATGTCCGAAAGATTCAACCGAGGGCAATTTCACGATACGATTGCTCATGCTTCCACCGCCTTGGCCAGTCGGAACGGGGCAAATAGAGATAGGCGCTCCGCGGCTTCGACCGATGAAGCAGGGTACGAGATTGAGGCTGCTGGCGGGTCCTTCGGGGCAATCTCAATCACCGTTGCCCCGGTGACTAACCACAGGCCATCACCCTTGTCTAGCCAGAGTCCATCATGGTCGGGCAGCTTCGACTTCGGACGTAAGGCGTGGTCGAAGTAATTACGGGGAGGGGCGTAATTATCTCCCTTGCAGATCATTACTCGCAATGGATAAAGATTGCTCAGCGAACGTGATGTGACTGTGTATTTGTTGCCGTCCGTAGCAACGTATATGTCTCCTACGCGCACATCATCTATATTTTCGATACGCTCATACTTTGTGGAATCCAATAGTTCGATGGACTCAATTTCATCCCTTGGGACAAAATCGGAGTCACCATAATTAAATGATAGGGCGATAGTGTTGTTTGTATCCGGTATCTTAAGATCGCCGTTAACGTTCGTCATTCCGGTTATCTCATCGCCGTTTTTAAACGTGACCTTGACATGTAGTCCGGCCATCTCCTTGCAGGTCTTATCCTGCCAAAATGGTTTATTGTTCATTTCGTCTCCTTGGTTCAATATGAGTTCAATTTCATGGTTCAATTCGGTTCAATGCGGGTCGGGGGAGTGGGCGGCAACTCTCCGGTCTGCAATCGGATTCCAGCGATGTGACCATACATGCCCCGTTTTGCCGTCCAACAGCCTCTCTGACGGGTTTTCAGTGCGAATGCGATAACTTATTAGGATTCATCATGTTTACCTGTCTCAGACCCGTTTATTGCGTTTTCGATTTCGATGCACAGGTCAAGCGCCGCCGTGAAACCGGACTGATAGGCGTGCAACGCGGTTTCTGGCCTGCTCATGCCGCCAATCTCCGTGGCCTCGAGCAGCCATTGCATCGCACGCTCCTGCGGGGTCGGGAACTTTTCGGCCATCACGCGCCTCCCAGCATCGAGCCGAGCGAGGCCATGCCGCGTCGTGAGGCTCCCGCGAACCGTCTGGCCGTGGAACGTGGCTTCGGCTTGGCGGCGGGCAGTTCAAGCGGGTTGCGCATGGTCAACGCCTGCTGCTGCGCCTGCTCCGGGCCGTTGCCGAGCATCCGCTGGCGGCGGTACATCCACGCCCTATCGCCCTCCAGTCCCCGCGCCTCGCATTCCTCCGCGATCTGCGCCTCCGAGGGCTTCGCATCGTTACGCATCCGGCGCACGATCGCGTTCACATCGCCCGAACCGCACCAACGGCCCGTGCTGCTGTCCGCGTAGAAGCGCTTCACCGCCTCCAACGCCTCGCCGAGCGTCATGTCCGCGCGAAGCTCCTCGTGGAACGTGCGAGCCTCCAGGTCGGTGATGGCCGCGTTGCCGTGATGCACGCGAATCTTCGCCAGAACGAGCGTGCTCTCCTTGAGCGTCAGCATGTCAGGACTCCTTCCAGTGATCGGTTTTCGGCGGCTTCTTCGGCCGCATAGTGGGCTATCAGCGCCGCGTTCGCATCCTGATTGGCCTGCGAACGGTTCCACGCCGATGGCGAGGGGCGTGCGGTCGGCTCGGGTTTGGCCGGCAGCGGGTCGTCGTCCCAATGCTCGCCGTCCAGCCAGTTAGCCGGGGTGAGCGTGTAGCCGGGCTCACGGTTCGGGTCGGCGGCGTACTGCTGGGCTTTGGCGAGCAGGAACGTGTTGTTGGTTTTCCGCCGCGCCTTCCGCCAAGCCGCGTACGCCTTGCGTTTGCCGGCATGCCGCGGATAGGTCTGCCAGAACTGTTCGAACTCGATGGGATAATCCTCGTCGGCGCTCTCTTGCGGGGCCGGTTCGGCCTCGCGCGTTTCCCTGTTACCTGATACCTGATTACCTGATACCTGATCCCTGATTAGAGCGGAAGATTTCGGAGGATTACCGTAATCTTCCGTAATCTTCGGAGGATTACCGTAATCTTCCGTAATCTTCGGAGGATTACCGTAAT